GTACATGAGAACATATTGAACAGCAAGGATGTGCTTGGTCTCAATTATAAATTGATGCAATTGCATGATGTTGACATAAGCTCGCACGCCAAATCTACACTGAGAGGCTTGGTCAAGGGTGACATACCAACGCTGAATAAATTTGCATTTGAGAAGATGGTACTTGAAGACCAAATCCATCAAGCATTGCCAAATTTGGAAACGTGACTAACCATGTGTTTTATTGGGTTGGACAAATTTGCGAAAGAGCATAATGGGTAGAAAGCTTAAATATAAGTCAGATGCGGAACGCCGAAAGGCTCAGCGCAAATGACAAGCGGAACATTACGAACGAAATAAAAGTGAAATCCTTCGCAAGGCGAGAGAAACGTATCAACGCAAAAAGCTCGAAAAGGGCAAGCAGGAGCGAATGAAAAGGTTATACGATGAAGATTAAATATGAAAAATTGATACTGGATTGCTTCAGAAAATTTGATTTGAAGCCAAGAGATAATCAGTTGTCTTTAGTCAATGATATTGTAGTGGCATATATTGACGAAAAGAAGGAATATGTGGTGCTGTCCGCCCCAACGGGAACCGGTAAATCTATCGTTGCTGTGATTGTAGCGGAATGTATAGCAAAATTAACAGACGTTCCTGCACCAAGCTCATACATTTTAATGAGCACAAATACGCTGACCAAGCAGTATAGGGAATCATTTTCAAAGTATGGAAATGCCTTTGTTACGGTGAAGGGTGCCAACAACTATGGGTGTGCTGTATTGCAGGACACCGCTGAGCACTGCATTATGAAAGAATTGAAAGGTGTCAATAGGCTGAAATGTGATGCATGTGAGTTTAAAGAATTAAAGGAGCGCAAATACAAGGCGAGCCATTTTATCACAAATTATTCATACTACTTCATATCAGCGATGTACAACCAACAATTTCAACAACGGCAAATAGCAGTATTTGACGAAGCGCATTTAATTAACGACACGTTTAGCAATCATATGGCACTTAAGCTCACCATGTCCAATTTGAAATTTTGGAAGTCTCGGATGAATACCTTCCAGACTGAGGGATTTGACGGCTTCGCTCCACGCATTGATAAATTTTCATCGGCGTTGCACACCGGCAGGGTCACCCTGTCAAATTATGGCACATACATTGAAGCCATGAAACAGCTATGTGAGGAAATCATCGCAGAATATGAGGAACAGGCCAAGCGATATTTTGGTGCAAATAATATGAAAGCGTATACATCTTATGCTAAAATTATCAAGATGTTTAAGAGCATATCCGGTAATATTTTTGAAGTGCAAACACAGAAAAATGAATATGCAATCGACATTCAAGATAATGGACTCATCATAACTCCAATTTTTGTTGGTAGCATGTTCAAGCGTCTTCGCACAACAGATTATTCATTATTTATGTCTGCTACGATTGATGCTTCATTTATTTCACAGACATTGAGAATCCCACGCAGTGACATAAAATTTATTAAGTCATCGCCGGTGTTCAAGCAGGAGAGTAAGAGTGTAGCATTTTTGAAGCACGGTAGTTACAATTATAAAAATTTGAACAACCCCGCCTTTGTGAATCAGGTCGGAAACGTTGTAGCGGACATTATCAAAGAACATGCTGATGTGAATGGTATAATATTGACATCATCATTTAAGCTTACCGAGCAGGTGGCGAATGTAATTAGAAAACGCAGGGCGGGAAACTTGGTTGAGCATGAGCGTGGAAGCTTATTGGCTGATTCTGTGCATGACCACAAGACAAACGGCAAGCCGTCGGTTTTGATATCACCGTCGTTATTTGAGGGTATTGATTTGCCTGACGATGAATCACGGTTTCAAATTCTTACGAAGGCACCATACCCGTCATTGGGTGATAAGAGGATACGATACATATTTGATAATTATCCTGACATATATGAGCTAATGACCATATACAAAATCATACAGGGATTGGGGAGGTCAACACGAAATAACAAAGACTTCTCAATGTCATACGCATTGGACAGCAACATTGCTCGATTGTTTTTCAGTCCGAAAAATAAATGGAAAAATGAATTTAAGGTCGTTTAATAACAGTATATATGATAAGTATTTATACGCAAAGAAACAAGGAGAAATGTTATGAAACTACAAAGATATGGAATGCACGGTGTTAGTGATGTTTACGGCGGCACCGATGAAACAGAATTTGGCAAGTATGGCGGAGGAGCATATGTTAAATTTACCGACGTTATAGAGTTATTAAAAAGTGCTGATATGTTAGAAAAATTATCAGATTTAGAACACCAACAGTGGGAAGCTTGGAGCAAGTCAATTGCAGAATTATTACAGGAAGCACATGATTCACTCCCCGACGGGCAGAATAATAGGGCATCACTAAGAATGAAAAAGAAAATTTCTGATAAATTAAAAAACTGGGAATCCTATTGGGTTCCATATGAAGAATTAACAGACGAAATTAAAGAATACGATAGAGTATACGCACGTAAAATTTTAGACGTGCTTGAAGAGGATACCGATGGTAGGGCACACTAAAGAGACACACAAGGAAACCCGAGCTAAGCAAGCGGGAAACGAGGATGAGTACCACCACCCAGATGAAAAGATGGCGCAGTTAGATAATCACTTAGATTTGATACATGGCAACATTTTGGAAGTCTTTGCGGGGCAGGGAAATTTAACAAAATATTATCAAGAGCATGGTAAGGTTACGCCGATGACCAAGGAAGAATTTGGGAGCAGTTTCGATGCAATTTACAAATTGCGTGGAGAGCGAAAAAAATATGATTTTATTGATATTGATTCATATGGGTATCCAGACCTATTTTTTCCTGTTGTCTTTGAAATGATGAAGCCCAAAGCCGGTTTAGTATTTACATTTCCTGTGGTCGGGGTCAACTGTTTGAATGGAATTATGGAGCAACACTTCATAAATTTTTGGCGGTCATCCCGCCCAACTATAGGTGATGTTACCGGCGTGCTAACCGATATGGCACTTAGGAACTGGTATTTGATTAAGTTGGTTGATGTGCAGAAGGTAAAACGAATTTGGCGATTTGTATTTGAGTGTGAGCGACAAAAAGCAACCACCATGTGCAACGTAAAAAATAGGTAATGGTATGTCAGAGGAAACTCTAAGCAGATTTGGAAATTCATTCCAAACCAAAGTTGTAACATCACTGCTGAAGGACACATCTTTTATTCAACAAATAGGTGATATTCTCAATCCTGATATGTTTGACAGCGACGGCAACAAATGGTTGGTCGAGCACATTTCAGAATACTTTTTCAAGTATAAGCACATTCCAACATTGGACGTATTAAAGATTCAGGTCGATGATATTGAGAATGATATCTTACAGGTATCAGTTATAGAGAAACTGAAAGCGGCGTGGTCTCAGTTGGAAGCAACCGACTTGGAATTTGTGCAGGAAAAGATACTTGAATTCTGTAAAAATCAGGTGTTAAAAACTGCAATTATTGATTCGGTAGATTTGTTGGAATCAGGAGAATACGACGCAATCAAAGGTTTGATTGATGAAGCCATGAAGGCGGGTGCCCCGAGAGATTTGGGACATGATTATATAACAGGATTGGAAGCAAGATTGACAAAAAATGTAAGAGATACAATAGCGACACCATGGAATGCACTTTCAGAATTGATGGACGGTGGGCTGGCCGCCGGAGAACTTGGGGTTGTGGTTGCACCCGCAGGTATTGGTAAGTCGTGGATACTTCAAGCAATCGCCGCCGCAGGGATTAGAGCCGGATTGAAGGTAGTTTATTATACGTTGGAATTGAATGAGCATTATGTGGGTACACGGTTCGATACTATTTTTAGTCACGTCCCAACGGCGAATATTAAATATCACAAAGAAGATGTTGCAAAGGCACTCAGTGGTTTGGCCGGTAACATGACTGTTAAATATTATCCACAGCGTGGTGCCGGAGTGACTACACTGATGGCGCATATCAAGCAAATGGAATTACAGCAAATACAGCCCGATTTGATTGTCGTGGACTATGCTGATTTGCTCAGAGACACATCCGGAGCAAAAGATTTAAGATTTCAATTACGACGTATTTATGAAGATTTACGTGGAATGGCCGGAGAACTTGGAGTTCCAGTTTGGACAGCTTCACAGTCCTCAAGGAGTTCATTGGAAGAGGACATAATTGGTGCAGAGAAAATCGCCGAAGATTATTCAAAGGTGATGACCGCAGATTTTGTAATGTCAATCAGTCGTAAAGTTGAAGATAAGATTGCGGACACTGGAAGGTGTCACATAATCAAAAATCGCTTTGGTCGGGACGGAATAACACTACCAATGAAGATGAATACCGACTCGGGCATCTTTGAGATGTATGAGGAGCTGTCACATAACGGTCAAAAGCAACAGGGTCGCATGGATGACCGAGAAGAATTCAAGCGTAGAGAATTGTCAAAGAAATATCAAACGCTTGTTGTTGATGAGGAGAAAACGGGTGGATTTGAATAATGGCGTGGTGTAATTATAGGATGTATGAAGTTGTTCCAATATCTGATATAGAATATCTTCAAAAGAAAATGTTGGAGTCGCTTGCGGTTCCGAAGGCATATATGGGGAAGCCGACATCTATTCCACATCCAGACCAAATAGAACGAGATAGACAGCGATTGAAAAAGATGGCTGAGCAAATATTAATAGGCGGAGAAACGAGGAGAAATAATAATGACAAAATTTAGCTTATCAGATAATTTTCTGAATGGGTATAAAAGAAAAAGAGCACCATTTGGGTTTAACGGGTTGGGTGCATTGGTATACATGAGAACCTATTCACGTATTAAAGAAGATGGTTCAAATGAACAATGGTGGGAAACCGTCAAGCGTGTAGTTGAAGGTACATACAACATGCAGAAAAAATGGATTGATGGTATGCAATTGCAATGGAACGCTTGGCAAGCGCAGAGGTCGGCGCAAGAGATGTATGAGCGTATTTTCGAGATGAAATTTTTACCGCCAGGTCGTGGATTGTGGGCAATGGGGACGCCGATTACTGAAGAGAAGAATTTGTATGCGGCACTCAATAACTGTGCATTTGTATCCACCGAAACAATCAAAGACGATTTGGCAAAGCCATTCACCTTTCTCATGGACGCTTCGATGCTTGGAGTTGGAGTTGGATTTGATACCAAGGGTGCAGGTAAGATTATTGTAAAAGGACCAAACGCAACGAGGCAGGTGGAGACGTTTCAAGTTCCGGATACTCGTGAAGGTTGGGTTGAAGCAATGAAGCTGTTGATTGAAAGTTACTTTCAAGGCACCTCAGTGCTCGAATACGACTATTCGTTGGTGAGGCCAGAGGGAGACCCCATTAAAGGGTTCGGTGGCACCAGTAGCGGCTACAAGCCCTTAGAAGAGGCTATTGAAACTGTGCGTAAAACATTGGATGGAAATTCCGGAAGCCCGCTTACGATTACGACAATTGTGGACATTATGAATCTTATTGGAAAATGTGTTGTGGCAGGCAATGTGAGACGCACTGCTGAAATTGTATTTGGTGACCCCACAGATGATGAATACCTTGACCTTAAAAATTATGAAGTAAACCCACAGCGAGAAGAATATGGGTGGACATCAAATAATTCTATATTCGCAGAACTTGGCATGGATTATGCTCCAGTATGTGAGAGAATCAATGACAATGGAGAGCCAGGATTTGCATGGTTGGAAAACATGCAAAGCTATTCCCGTATGCGGAATGGAAAAGATTGGAAAGACAAGCGAGTAAAAGGTGGGAACCCTTGCCTTGAACAGTCGTTAGAATCATACGAGCTTTGTTGTCTCGTTGAAACATTTCCCGAAAATCATACATCAAGAGAAGATTATTTACGAACATTAAAGTATGCGTATCTGTATGCCAAAACTGTCACATTAGGACAAACTCATTGGCCTGAGACAAATAGAGTCATGCTCAGAAATCGCAGAATAGGAACTTCAATGAGTGGCATTGCTCAGTTCATTACGAACCGTGGCATCCATGAATTAAAGGATTGGGCAGAACATGGGTATGAAGAGTTGCAACGGTGGGATGAAGTTTATTCCGATTGGTTTGCAATACCACGGAGCATTAAATTAACGTCTATCAAGCCAAGCGGGACAGTATCATTATTAGCAGGTGCCACCCCTGGATTACACTATCCGGAATCACGATTTTATATTCGCAGGGTTAGGTTATCTAATCACAGTAAATTGTTGACGCCATTGAAAAATGCGGGGTATAAAATTGAACCCGCCTTTGGCTCAGAGCAGTCAACGGTTGTAGTTGAGATTCCGGTTGATGTTGGTGCTGGAATACGCACGGTAAGCGACCTATCAATGTGGGAACAGTTGTCATTGACAGCTTTCATGCAAAAATATTGGTCGGACAATCAGGTTAGTTCAACCATTACATTTGACCCAGAAACCGAAGGTCACCAACTGCCATTTGCACTGAACTTTTTTCAGTATCAATTGAAGGGAATTTCCTTCTTACCAAAGACTGAGGTAGGTGCCTACAAGCAGATGCCATACGAAGAGATTACAGAAGAAGAGTACGCCAAACAACGTAGCAATTTGAAATACCTTAGCTTTGTTAAGGTCAGAGGGGAAGAAGCTGAAATTGAGCGATTCTGTGATTCACAGACGTGCTTAATTGAAGATGTTGTTGCACAGCCAGAAAACGAGGAGTAAGAATGAGAGGATTTTCATTTCCAAGCTTGGAAGGAAAATATAACACTTTAAAGGATGATGACATTATTATAACTGGCATCAGTTATGAAGAAGCTATCAAATTTAATAAGCTATTATATTCAAAGGGCATTTATAATGTTGTATATTATAACCCCGCACCAAACTCACTGGTTACATTTAAAACAATTGTTGAACATAAACTCGCAGTGTTGGAATCACTGCCACTAATGGATACATATTTCGAAAGTGACATTGACCAGCATGACATACTTGTGGAGCACTACCCAGGAATGTTATTTATCAACGAATAGGAGTCGAACATTTATAAAAATATTTACGTGGATTACAGCGGTCGTCCAAAGGTTCATCTATGGGACGATGTAGATGGATATACGACGTTTCCGTATAAAAAATATGCATACAAGAAAAGTTCAAATGGCACTGCCGTTTCATTGTATGGTGATAAATTACAGCGGGTAACTCAATGGAACAAAACTGATAAAGATTTGTTTGAAAGTGATGTTTCGCCCGCAACTCGTGTGCTAATTGACACATATATGGCGGATGATGAGCCGTCCACCGGCCACACCGTTGTTGCGCTTGATATTGAAGTTGAGGTAACGGATGGGTTTCCATATCCTGAAATCGCTTCAGATAGAATTAATGCCATAACATTATGTGACATGGCGGCTGATAAATATTATACCGTTGTGTTGGACGAGCATAATCGCATTCATGATTCGCAAACCGAGAATGAGTCTATAGAAGTGTTTGACACTGAGAAGGATTTGTTGCATAGGTTCTATCAGATTTATGATGAATTGGCTCCGACCATTTTAACTGGATGGAACATTGATGGATTTGATATACCATACATTTATAACAGGTCACTTCAAGTGGTTGACCATGAAATAGCCAATTCGTTATCACCTATCGGGATAGTGGAGTGGAATGATTTCAAAGGTGGGTATAAGATTGCGGGCGTGTCATGCTTAGATTATTTGAAACTGTACAAGAATTTTACATTCAGTCAGTTAAGTAGCTACCGATTGGACGCTGTTGGACAGCACGAAAAGGTTGGCCAAAAAATTGAATATGACGGCACGTTGGTAACGCTTTATGAAGATGATATTGAGAAATTCGTGGAATACAATATTCATGATGTTAGGCTAATAAAACTGCTTGATGATAAGTTGAATTTCATTGAAATCGCACGAGGAACATGCCATTTGGGGCACGTTCCATACGAGGACGTATATTTTTCAAGCCGCTTCTTGGAAGGTGCAATGCTCGTGTATTTAAAACGCCACGGTATCGTAGCACCAAATCGAGTGGCCAATGATAATGAAGATTCGCACTTCGCCGGAGCATATATCCAACCACCCCAAAAGGGTAGATGGGATTGGATATACGATTTGGATTTAACGTCCATGTATCCAAGCATCATTATGTCCCTTAATATTTCTCCAGAGACTAAAGTTGGATATGTGAAAAATTGGGATACTGGAAACTTTGTCGGGGACACTGAGGCGATATATGATGTTAAATACAAAACTGCCGCCATGCAACATCTATCATCGGACGAATTGAAAACGTTTTTTAAGCGAACGCCATGTT